GACTGGTAGTGTTGTTAGGTGGGAATCATCCTTTGATAACTTTTTTACCGCTGGTACAACTATATCCAGCACATCAACCAGTATAACAATATCAAATATAACAAAGACAACTTATTACAGGGCAATCGTTAATTCAAGTAGCCCAGTTACTTGTTCATCGCTATCCTCTTCTAGTGTGTTTTTATCGGTAAAACCAACTAATTCTGGTACCGTATTCGCTGCAAACAATACCATATGCGCTGGTGGTGTTGTTGAGTTAACGCTATCTGGTCAACAGGGTAACATTAATAAATGGCAAAAATCTACGGATAATATTAATTGGACTAACATAACCAATACAACTACAGCTTTAACGGAAACAATATCATCCGCTGGAACATATTACTACAGAGTAGAGGTTCAGACACCTAATTGTGGTAGTGCGGTTTATTCAACTAGTAAAACCATCAGTGTTATAACAGGTACCCCACCAACAGGCGGTTCCGTATCATCAGCCGTACATACCAGCACAACTAATTCTGGTACACTAACTTTAAGTGGCTATACTGGTACAATAGTAAAATGGCAAAGATCGGTTAATAACGGAGTTACATGGACGGATATTGCAAATACTGCGGCAACCTATACATACAGTAATCAGACTGACGCAACTTTATTCAGGGCCCAGTTACAAAGTGGGACTTGTGGTTATACATACTCAAACAATGGTATTATAATCGTAAACCCATTTGCTTATTCGGGATATGTATATAACACTGAAAATATTGGGGTATCTGGTATATCTGTAAAACTATACTATAAGATTAAAACTCAAACAAACTACACATTATATGGGACGTATACAACAGATGCTAATGGAAAATACACAATAACAACAAATGAAAGCGTTAATTTAAATGATTTTAGGTTGATTGCTGGTGAGAGTATCACCGTTTTACTACCCAGTATTACTGATGCTCAGTTTTTTAACCAAAAGTTATTAACCCAATCTTTTAATGCGAGAGATTATTACAGAATGGATGTAAATGGAAACGATATGTTAACAATAACAGATGTTGTTCTGGTGTTTCAAAGAAATAATAATATATTACCAAGCTGGTTAAATTTAACCCCTAATTATAGGTTATTTACATCAGCACAGTGGTCAGTGATTAACGGATCTAATAATAATTTAAAAACAACCTATACTGGGGCTCAGTCACTTATGGTTGATAATTTAACCCATAACGGGACTTCAAATTTTTATATAATAAAAACAGGTTATAAACAATAAAATTATGAAACAGTTTATTTTAGCGCTCATATTTGTACTAATAGTACCAGTATCAGCTTTTTCTCAAACTTGTGTTAAGGTAGATTCAGTTTACAGCACAATGAAAATAAAAGAGTTTAAAGATAGGAATATCTTATTCGGGGTTAAACAAATAACCGAAGAGGTGTTATCCGAAAAGTATTCATTATGTGAACAAAACGCTATACCAGTTATGGTTGAGATTACTAGAGTTGGTACACCGTCAACAACTTTCAGAATCGCTGGTGTTGGTGCCGCTACAGAAACAACTCAAATATTATTGAAACTTCATTTTGGTGAAACGGTTGTTGATGGTATTGGCGAGTCAGCTACAACAGCTAGCTACGCTTTTATTGAACTAAAAGAAGGTAAAGTGCCATTTAGCAAATCATCAATAGGTATTGCTATGAAAAAAGGTATAATTGATGCAGTTAGTAAACTATAATATGAAGTATTTTATAACAGTATTATTAGTATGTTTTTTTGGTCATTTAGAGGCCCAAATAAAGAGTTTCGACCTAGGTGGGGTGTTACTTACTGGAAACAATAAAAATGTTCAGATAACGTCTAAAATGAGTTATGAACTTAATAATAAAAAAAAGGACATTGGGGTTAGTTTAAACCCATATTATTTTTTATTTTATGGGCAAAAGAATAACGAATTTATTAAACAGTCTGAGGATGCTAGGTTAAATATATTTTCCTGGAAAGAAGTTAAAAACAATTACAGTGTGATACTATTTTCAACTGTTGAGCATTCTTTAGTTAAAAATTTAGATTTAAGTGTTTCTGGTGGTATGGGTCTTAAAAAATCTTTTAAGACTAATAAATTAGGTGGCAGTGTTTCACTTGCATATGTGTATGACAGATCAGAAATATCAAAACTCTGGTTTGGTAGTAAAAGAGTTTCTTATAGACATACGTTTAAATATAAAGTGACTGATTACACCGTTGAGCATAATTTATTATTACAACCAGCTGTTGTATCGACTAATGATTTAATATGGGTAAGAAACACTGTCGGTAATTACAATCTATCGATAACAAAGGCGATTAAAAAAACAACGTCTATTGGTTTTGTTTATGAGGGTTATTTATCGACAATTAGTTCAGAATTAAATAAAAATGTAAAGCCGTTAGATCAGCGATTTAGTCTCATATTCAAGTATTCGATCCCTAATTAAATCAAATTTTTTTTCCTCATATAAATCAAATATCTCTTTTGAGAAATTATCATTAAATATAAATGCGTCAATTTTATTAGTAAAGAGGTCTTCTAATTTATCTTTATATATTAAAATTTTACGACTGTCAACATATCTTTTGTTAAAACTCATAGTACAATAATAAAAAAGGCCTGGTAAAAACCAAGCCTTTATTTTTTGTTTAATTTTAATTAGACAGCAACACCATCTAAGAATAAAGTACCTAAAGTAGCAATAGCCGCTTTAGCTTCAGTTAATGTTTCAACTGAACTTCCATTAGCTGTTGAACCGATGGCGATAACACCTTCATCATCAGCAGCACCAAAGAAATGAATTTCGTTGGATTGTACAATAGCAGCTACATAACCAGATGCGGGTACCAATAAAGCACCATCTTCGTACTCACATTCTACAGCCTTTCCATTTAAATTTTTTACAAATGCCATTTTAATTGTTTTTTAGTTTTATGTTTATTTTATTATATTAATATCTTGGTGGATAAATACCTTGCACGCAAATCATATAATGCATACCCTCAGGTGCTTTATCTTTTAAATCTGGTATCTCAAATGTTGTGATACCATCACCACCGTATATAGTACCGATTATACTAAAAAGCGCCTCGTTACCATTAATTGGTAATTTTCTACCATCGCAAAACATAAAGCCGTTAACTTCGTAAGTACCAGCAAATAGTTTTACCATTCCCATAATTTCGTCCATAATTTTTTTTATTAGTTTTTTATTTATTTTAGTAAATTGTAATATTCTTTAAAATGTTTGATTCTATCAGCTAAACCGATTGTACCACCATTAACTCTTTTTGTAACAGCTGTTACCGTTGCATCATCAGCACCCTTGTCACATATAGACCAAAGTTTATTTGAATCAAAGAAAAATGCCGCTGACATTAAAGGATATTTTGTTGCAACAAGATCTGGCGTTTCAATTATATTCTCCTCAACCATTTTGTCAAACGCTGTGTAGTTTGATTTACCAGTTAATTGAATGTATCCACGGCCTCTGAATTTAAAACCTTCACCAGAAGCTTCATCACCATTACCCATACGAGATGAATATACACGGTTAGCAATTTTTTCTGGCTGACGAGAATAAGACTCATTTAAATTACCAGGAAAATATTTAGGGAATATTTTTTTAAGACCATCAGCGCTGTAATTTAAGTTTTCGCTAACAGCTTTAAAACCACCAGATTCATGACCACACTGTGCCAAGAAATGTGCTAATCTTAATACGTTTGTAATGTTGAATTTAGCTGCTGTGTCAGGGATCTGAGCAATAACCGCATCAGGGATATGACCTTTTAATGCTTCTAATTTGAAGCTAGATGGTGGGATAGCTACTGGAGCGGCAGCTGGTTTAGCTGGGGCAGCGCCCTCATTTAAACCCATTTTTGCCCAAGTCGCATCACCAACAATACCATCAGCTGTTAAACCATTGGCAGCTTGCCATTCTTTAACTAATTTTTCTGTACCTGGACCGAAAGCGCCATCAGCTGTCGTACCCAGTTTCGCTTGGAGTTTTTTTACATCATCTCCTTTTGAACCTACTTTTAATAACATAATTCTTTTTTTGATTTTTTATTTTATTATACTAACAGTAAATACTTTCAAAAAATCCTTAAGACTCATTTTTTTAATTTCAGCAAAAAATTTTGCGGCCTCTAACCTTGAAGCGTGTTTGTTAGTTCTGCCGATTGGCTCTTTTGTTTTGTCGAATCTATTGTAAAAAATAATCATATGTTTGTTTTTAATAAATATTTAAGATTATAGGATAATTTTCATTTTTATCAATATATTTATTGAAAAAACTAAACAACTACTAAAACAAACTAACTATGGCAGCACCAGGTAAAAAGAAAACTTCCTCATCAGGTATTAAGGAGTTTAGACGTAAAATCAAAAAGAATAGAAAGGGTATCCATTCTAAGAATAAAACAAGTAAGGGTAAACAGAGTAAAAACTACAAGAAACCATATAGAGGACAGGGTAGAAGATAACTTTAGAAAAAAAATCAAATTCAGGTAAAGGGTTAATTATGAGTTAATTATGATTACCCTTGAACCAATACTTATGGTAACGTAAAGTCAAAAATTTAAACAACCTCTATAAAAAAGCCACCGTAATAGGTGGCTTTTTATATTTTACAAATCATCGTAAATCATGAAGTATAATTCTTCTTTTGGTCTGGTAACCGCAACATAATGTATGTTTCTACCTTCTTCATCAATATCACCATCGTCTGTTATAAATGAATATTCTGCCAAACTATGTGTTAAACTACCATGTTTTATTAACATATCTGGATCGGCTGAATTAATAACAACACATCTTGGGAATTCCCTACCTTTACTTTTATGTATTGATGTTACAAATACATCGGAGTCGATATTAGATTCAATAAAATCTATGAAGTCTTGGTTATTTAAGAAGTAGGGTAATACATCATTTAATTTCTTTTTAAGACTATCTGTTATGTTTGATTTTTTAATGTTATCAAGATCCGTTTTTGTTATGTAGTTAAAATAACGCATTGGGACTTTTTTCTTAAGAGCTTGCTTTTCAATCTCTTTGATAATATTGTTTGTTCTAACAAGAACGGTTAACGGTTTACCGTCTAACATCATCTCAAATAATCTCTTTTTTGTTATGAATTTTTCATCAACAAAACCCTCATGTTCCGATTCAGGTATAGCCATTAACGAGCTAAATTTGTTTGCGTTCTCAACAATTTTTTTATGAGACCTAAAGTTTTTTGTTAAGGTTAACTCAACAACAGTTTTCTTTTGTTTTAACAACGATTCAATTTTTTCGCAATTAGCTCCAGAAAAACCATAGATTGATTGGTTCTTGTCACCAATAAGGTAATATTGTTTTGCGTTAATTGCGGATAAGATTTTCATTTGGAGTGTCGATGTATCTTGATACTCATCAATAAAGATATAATCATACATACCGTCAAAAAATTCTTTATGTTTAGGGTCTCTTGTTAATTTTTCTGTGTCAATTAACATGTCAGAGAAATCACGGCTATTAGTCTCCTTTAAAAAGGCAATGTAGTGGTCATAAAAATTTGGTTTTGGTGATTTAACACCATCGTAAAATTGTAGTTTATATGCCGAAAAAGATGATGATATACTGGCACCCTCTTCATAAAACCTTTCAATAGTAGCGTAATATTCCTCTCTTATTTTTCTTGGGTCTTTAAAAGACGGCTTCTTTTTATCACGGTACCAATTTATAAAATCGTAAAATGTGACAATGGGTTTAAACTTACCTAGTTTTGCCAACGTACCACTGGTAAAACTATGTATGGTTGTAATCTTAACATCACTGTTAATACGGTGTCTTAATTCATTTACAGCATCATTAGTAAATGAGAAAAAGATTATTCTGTTTGGGTCAACCCCGTTATCCAATAGGTGATTTAACCTACCCACCGTGGAATGGGTTTTACCACTACCAGCTGTTGCTGACAATATTACGGATTCTGGTCCGCTAAACTCAATAAACTCAAGTTGTTCTTTAGTATATCCTTTCATGTTTACAAAATTAGGAATTTATTTGGTTATAAACAAATTTTTTTTTACTTTTGTGTCATGAGCATTATAACATTTAAAGGTGCGTTCGATACGCACATAAAAAAATTCAGTAGAATTAAGTTGGATGAAAGGGACATCCATAATTGCGTTTCATACATTAGGGCTGTTGTTAAACACAAACACAACACAACAAAACTAAATAAAAATAATGAGAAATACAAAGATATGTTCACGTTAACATGCGCAATAACAGCGATTTCAAAACGTATAAAACATCCGATTATGGATTACAACAATGTTAATGTTGAACCCTTACAGCAATTAAGAAACTCATTTGAAAAGTGGGTTGATGTTATTATGTTTAATTACAATGAGTTTCCGATTTTTTACAGACCAATGTATAAAAAAGCTATTTTTGTTTGCAAAGTTAGTGATACTGAGTTTATTGTGTGTGGTTACGCAACACCAAGATTAATTGATAGTTTTCACTCTAAGATGTTAGTTAATAATCAAACAATAAGAGAACAATCAAATATGAGTGCTTTTTACGGTTTTGATCGTTTAAGCCCAATACCAAATAATGTATATGATTTTAAGAATTTATTCATTTAAAGAGATATTTATATTATAATATCATTAGTAATGGGTAAAAAAATATACAAAATGACCGAAAGCCAAATGGCTAAAATTTTGAATGAAAGAGGTTCAAAAAATAACACTTTATCATCCCCCAAAGATGAGGGTTTGAGTCTTGATGTGATTTCGGAATTGTTCTCAATTCATGAGGAAGCTGAAAACCCAGCGTTTTACATCTCAAAAAATAAAGATAATTTTGGTAAACCCATGATGGAAAAATCTGATGATTGTTATCATGTTGTTGTTAACCCAGAGTATAAGGATCTTTCTTTTGTTTTTGAAGTTATTAATGATATGTATGAAAACAAAGAGTTTGAACCGTTAATTTCTGAATCAGAGGTTATTTGTGAGGAGTGTTTTGAGTTATCCATTGAAAAAAAATTAATGGAAAATTTTGACTCTTGGATATTAAAAGATCTGGTTTCTGAAGACGTAAAATACCATTTGAGTAATAGCATACCTTTATTAGAAAATGAATATAGACCTGGTAGTGAAAAACACGCTTTCCTAATTAAAGAAGCTAGGGAGCTTTGGGAAAAGAAGGTAATTAGGTTATCCGCTTTAGACACAAAGTTATTTGAAAACACAGATTTAGGTAGATTTGATTTATTTGAGGGTCAGATGGTTCCATTGGATTTACCATTTACTGAAGATATGCCAGAAGACGAACTTATAGCTGAAGCAAAGTATCAGGGTAAGGAAGTTGAGCTTGGTAAACCTAAAAGAGGTGGTTCTAAAAAGTTTTATGTTTATGTTAGAAAACCAGGTGGTGGTATTAAGAAAGTTTCTTTTGGTGATACAACTGGTTTATCTGTTAAATTAAATAACCCAGCGGCACGTAAAGCGTTTGCTTCTAGACATGATTGTGCGAATAAAAAAGATAGGACTAAAGCATCCTACTGGTCATGTAGATTACCTAGATATGCTAGTTTACTCGGTTTAAAATCTAAATTTGGTGGATACTGGTAAACCATACAAAGACATTGAGGTTGGTGACAATTATGTCATAAGAGAATTTGACGAAAAGATTGATCCCATTGAACTTATGTGGCATAGAGATAATGAAGATCGTGTTATTGAGGTGTTAAACACAACTGACTGGAAATTTCAATATGATAATCAATTACCCATTCCATTAAAAGAAAATGTCTCACTAAAAATAGCAAGACATGACTGGCATAGAGTTATAAAGGGTACTGGTAATCTTAGGTTAAAAATAACTAAAAGTTAATTCTACAAGTTCCGTAAACACCCTCATAACCATCTTCTTGATCTAACCACTGAAGACCTGAATTTGCCCCACCATAGAATATAAAATTAGAATTTTCATCCATAAACTCTTCCTCTTTTCCAGGTTGGATAACGATTTCAACACCATTTAATTGTACGGGTTGATCTTTTACCCCATAATTTATGATACCACCCCAACTAAAAATGTATAAAGGATTGTATTTGGCAAATCTTCTAAACAACTCGATGTTAATCTTTCTATCACACTTTATTTCCCTGTTAAAGGTGTAGCATAACATTTCAGCTGTAGCTGTATCAACTTTAAATTTATGTACTGATAATATTTCAGCTAAGGGGTTTTCGTAAATCATTTACCAAATTATCTATCTTATCGTACAAATCATGTAAAGTACGATCATTTATTATTTCGGTTGTAATACCAACAATAGAGTCCATTTCTTTTTCAGATGCATGCTCATCACCAGTACTTAGGTTTGGTCTTTGCACTGACAATATCGTACCACCCATCTTTAATATTGCATCAACTTCGTGTTGAAATCTAACATCGCAAATAACAACATCTAGATCTTTATTTTGGTTATACCATTGTTCAAAACGCTTAACCCAGAAACTTCTACCAAATACTTGTAATTCTGGTATATATTTTGGCATGTCGTATTGAAAAACCTCAGTACCCATTATCTGTAGCACTAATCTTGGGGTTATCCCCCAGGTTGGGTCAATCTCATCTTTAGCATCACCAAAAACCTGATCTTCCGTAAAACCAAACAATTCCATAGCCCCACGTTTGATCGGGTTAGCAAAACTATATTTTACAAAATTTTTACTTGCGACTAGGTAATCACCTGTTGTATCTTTACCTGAACGTTTTTTTCCTAAAACACCTATTATCATATTAACTTATTTGTACAATAATAGTAAAAACGTTTTAAAAAAACAAATCCCCTTTCGGGGATTTTATTATTTATTTATTTCATTTAGAAATTCGTCCACAACTGATTTATGTATTCTTCTTAAATAATCTTTTGGTTGTTCTTGAACTGGTTGTTCTGGTGCCATTTCTTCAGCACCTGGTTCAGCTGTTGGTTCGGCTTCTGTTGTATCTTCAGAATCTTTATTTTGAAGTTTATTTAACATATCATTCATATCTTCTTCTGTTATCTTTGTCATATCGATTGCAGATAAGATTGAATTAACAACGTATTTATAATCTTTTGATTCTAATTCCTGAGAACCATCTCTCATTTTTTGGGTTAATTTACCAGTGAGTTTTTGAACCGTTTTTAAAATTGGTTCATCAGTGTTTTCAGCCCCAGTTTCTTGAGCTGGTTCTTCTGCGGTTGCAGCGGCTGGATCTAATGCTGGGTCTGTAGTTGTATCGACAGCTGTATCAGCTGGTGTTTCAGTTGAGAAATCTGTGGCTAAATCCGCAGGTTCTTCCGATGGTGCAGCTGTGGTATCAATGCCCGAATCAACCGTTGTATCGGTTGCTGGTGCGGTACCAGTATTCTTAAGTTTTAGGATATAACGCTCAGTTATACTTTTTTTTTTAAAACATCGATGTTTTCTTTAAAATCAACAGATTCGTTAATTTCTCTAAACATCATATTTAAGTGTTTTAAAGCATCAGCGTATGATTTGTAAGAATGCTCATGAATGTTTTGAACACCTGTTAAATAATCATATTCACCGTTTTCATTTTTAGTTTTAATGTAAACGTGTTTTTCTTCTTGTACAATACCATATTCGGTACCGTTAGCCGCTACGGCTTCGTGTAATACATTAGACAAATGACCAAGAACTGGCGCACTTTCAGTAACCAATTCTTTTTTAATACCAGCAATCTCTAAGATCCTAGCTAATTTATCGTCTACGTTTTCTATTTTTTCAGAACCTATTGGTTTCATATCTTAGTTATTTAAAATAATTATTCTTCTTATAAATATAAGCAAAAAGAGGAAAATATCAATATTCCAGATTTTCTAGGGATAAAAATTCATCTTTGACATCAATACCCATATCAGCTAATTTATCCATATACCCAGATCTTCTTAAATATTTAAAAACCAAATTCTCAGTACTGAACTCACCCGTTGAGTTTAAACCGCTTTTTCTATATGCTCTAATCTTTTCTTTTAATTTTTTTAATTTTAAAATCTTAGCATCCGCATCTTTTTCATTGGCGATGTCGTTTAATTTTTTATCAAATTCTTTTACCTTTTTAACAATATCTTTTTTATTTATCTCTGGTTTTTGTTTACTGGGTTCTTTTCTCCATTTACTATAAAGTATGCTATATATACCATCGGCTGCATCCAAAACCTCTTCAACATCCTGGACATATAACTCAACATCAAACCCCTTGATTTTTATATCATGTTTTAGGTTATATAACTCTTTTTTAGCCGTAAAAAATTCATCAACTAAAATATTATCATCGTTAACAGCTTTTTTATCTACAACAATGTGTAAATCAATATCAGAATACTCTGACCAATTGTAATTAGCTAAACTACCAACAAACAAAATATCTTCAATAGCAAAACTATCAATACCAAAACTTTCAATAAAATCTTTTGCTATCGCAATTAAACGTTCTCTAATCTCTTTTTTAAGTTTTATTTCCTTAAAATTATCAGATGACGGGTTTTCCCAAATATCTGAATATAAGCTAGGTCGAACAGTAAAACTTTTTAAAATATTGTCCATATCAGATAAATATCTGTATTTTCGGTTAAATTAGGTAATCTTCCTCAAATTCTTCAGAAATATAGTGTTCATCCTTTTTTTCAATCCAACCAGTGATGATATATTTATACTGACCATTTTGCGGTGGGTTACCACGATGTTTATGTGTCCATAAAGCTGGTGCTATAACTAATTTACCAACTTCTGGGTTGACTTTAAGTGGGTTGAACTTGAATTCGGTCTCACCACCACTATCAACATCATTTAAATAGTAGATAAAAAACAACTCCCTTTTTGATGTTGTTCCACCCTCATTTTCGTGGTGCCAAGCGTAATAACCTTGGTCGTCAATGTACCTCTGCATTTGCATGTGGGGTTGGCCGTTACTACCAGCCATGTAACAAGATTGGGCCGTCCTAACGGCAGAAGCTTTAGTGGCAAAACCACCTGTCATTGTCATGAAACTGTTACATTCAATGTAATCAACCAAATTACCTAATAAATTTTCTCTCAAGTAATCATAAATGTATAACCAATTTGGGTTGTCTAAATTTAAATGGATCATCAAATCTGTTGAGGATTTTACCAACTTATTTACACCAGCCCCACTAATACCTTCCATTTGATTTTTAGAAGTTTCAAACTCATTTATTATAAACTCACAAACTTCTTTTGGGATGGCTTTTTCGTATATTTTAATTAAATTATCCGTCATAATTTTTTGTTATAAATAATTTTAAAACTGTTAATATCATCGTTTAATCTTAATGGAATACCTTTATGCTCACTAAAATCACATAATTCTGAATTTTTAAAAAAAACAAACGTATTACAACCGTATCTATCGGATAGGTCATCTGAATATTCTTTAACTTTTTTAGCAAATTCGCCAAAATCGTTACCGTCATTTTCAAACAATATTAAGATATTGTTTTTTTCTAGCATGTTGGTGTAAGTGTAGACTAATCTACCCTCTTGCCAAAATTCAATTTTCCAATGCCCTATTTCATTCATCGGATAGGCTCCCCAGGTTCCACCGTTTAAAAACATTTCACCAAAAAACTCATCATTATAATACCATTTAACAAGGTAATTTTGGTTACCACGTATGGAAACCTTAGCCATGTTATGAAAGGTTATGTTGGCTCTTGACTCATATCTTATATCAACGTACATAGGTTAAATTTTTCTATAGGTGTATGCTTTTGCTATATTAGCGTTAAAATATTTACCCTGACTTTCAGCTAAATTCATTGCGGCAAATGTTTCATGGGGCACATCATCATACTCATAAATTGCACCATTATTAAATGTTACTTGTAGTTTTTTAGTGTTTGTATTGTACTTACCTTCTTTGATATTTGAGCTTTCATACGAAACTACTACGTTTTCACCCAAATACTGTTTACTTGTTACTGACATGATCTTCTTCGATGTTAAATTTTATTGTTGGTGTTATTTTTACAAAGTTTTTTATCTTATCCAACTCATATACAATTGTATTATTAATGATAACTGGCCCATTATCAGTTTCTTCTGTTGACTTTGTTGTTACAATTAAATGGTTACCACTTATCATAGATACAACATTGTTTACATCCTGATCGGAGTATTCGATAAAATTACCGTCCTTAAAATAGATTGTTGTTTTCCCCATAATATTTATTTTTAACAAAAGTAGGAAAAAAGTTTGGTTATGTCAAGATTATTACTATCTTTGCATAAAATATATATTCGCACATGAAAGAAAGAATGACAAATGAGTTAAGAAGCGCCTTTACTAGGGGGCAATCCGTGGCAATTAAGTATGATGACTCGATGCTTAGGTTACAACATGTTATATTCGGTATCCTTACTACTGAGAATATGATTTATGAGGTTGTCAAAAACAAAGTATTGGATTTTGATGTGATGGTTAATGACTTAAATGACATTAATAAGAGGCTTTCCGATTCATCTAATGGTAAACAAGATGGTATCTTACCTTTTGAGTCAGATCTTCAAGAAATAATTAAAGAGTGTATCGTAAGGAAAAAGCCAACCGACTACATCACTGTTGAGCTTTTCTTTCTAATCTCAATGGAAAAAGATAATGCGATTGTTAAACTTTTTAAGGAATATGGTTTAACAAAAACTTTTATCGCTAAGAAAATTAAACAATTATCAACACCACAAGCCAGCGTATTCTCTAATGATGATGAGTTACCTAGAGATAGGAAACCATTAAACGAGGCAAATAAAAATATTAAATCAAAAACACCGACATTAGATAATTTTGGTCGTGATTTAACTGTTTTAGCACAAGAAGGTAAATTAGATCCTGTAATAGGTCGTGCATCTGAGGTTGAGAGGGTTTGTCAAATTTTAACAAGAAGAAAGAAAAATAACCCGATTCTTATTGGTGATCCAGGTGTTGGTAAGACAGCTATCGCTGAAAGTTTAGCAATTAAAATTGCGAACGGTGATTGCCCAAGGCCTCTAATGAACAAACGTGTTGTAACATTAGATATGACATCGTTGGTTGCTGGTACAAAATATCGTGGTCAGTTTGAGGAGAGAATTAAAGCTATTGTTGATGAGGCTAAAGATAACCCAAATGTGATTCTTTTCATTGATGAATTACATACAATTGTTGGTGCTGGTAATTCATCGGGTTCGTTAGACGCTGCAAACGTATTTAAACCCGCATTAGCCCGTGGAGAACTCCAATGTATTGGTGCAACAACTCTTGATGAATATCGTGAGCATATTGAAAAGGATGGTGCTTTAGATAGAAGATTCCAAAAAGTTATGGTTAACCCACCAATCTTAAGTGAGACTAAAGAAATCCTTATGAATATTAAAGAGAAATACGAAGATTTCCATAAAGTAACATACACTGAAGAGGCTATTGATGAAATTATCGCATTGGCTGATCGTTATATCACAAACAGGGAATTCCCTGATAAGGCTATCGATATCATGGATGAGGCTGGTTCAAGAACTCAGGTGGCGGTTAAGGCACCACAAAAAATAAAGGATCTTGAACTTAAGTTAAAAGAGATTAAGGATCAAAAACAACAAGTTGTTAAAACCCAAAATTTTGAGCAGGCAGCGCAGCTTCGTGATCAAGAGAAAAAAATTCTTACCGAGTTAGATAAAGAAAATTCAATGTGGAAGTTATCGATTAATGATAAAAGAAATATTGTGACGGATGATATGATCTCCGAAGTAGTATCAATGATGACGGGTATACCTGTTAGTAAAGTCTCTGAGAATGAGGTAACAAGATTATTATCAATGGATGGTGAATTGGCTAATTGTGTTATTGGTCAATCAGATGCAATCGATAAAGTTGTTTCATCAATCAAAAGAAATAGAACTGGTATTAGAAAACAATCTAAACCAATCGGTTCATTCTTATTTATTGGACCAACTGGTGTTGGTAAAACAGAATTAGCAAAATGTTTAGCTGAAAAAGTTTTTGGTTCTCAAGATGCTATTATCCGTGTCGATATGTCCGAATACTCCGAAAAATTTAATATTAGTAAGTTAATTGGGGCACCCCCAGGTTATGTTGGGTATAACGAAGGTGGTCAATTAACGGAGAAAGTTAAAAATAAACCATATTCTTTGGTTTTATTTGATGAGATTGAAAAGGCTCACCCAGATATTTTCAATGTTATGCTTCAATTACTTGATGAGGGTTATTTAACCGATGCTAACGGTAGAAAAATTAATTTCAAAAATACCATTATCATCATGACATCAAATATCGGTTTGAAAGAGGTTCAAGATTTTGGTACTAAAATCGGTTTTAATGATTCTGAAGCGGATGCGATTGTAAACTCAAAAAGTATTATTGAAAAAAACCTTAAGAAAACTTTTAAACCAGAATTTATTAATCGTTTGGATGAAATTGTTTATTTTAATTATCTAACACAAGATGATGTTGTTAAAATTATTGATTTACAATTAAAGGATTTTGAAAATCACTTAAAAAATGTTGGGTTTACATTTAAAATTGATAAAAAATCTAAAGAATTTATTTTGGAAAAAGGTTTTAATAAACTATACGGGGCTAGGGAAATCCAAAGAACCATACAGAAATATGTAGAGGACCCGATTTCAGACGAAATGTTACGTAAACAAATGCCTAAATCTGGTAAAATAAGTTTAACTTATAATATTAAGAGTGAAAAAATAAACGTTAACATCACAGAATAAAAAAATAGTAAAAAAAAACGTTGTTACTGTTGCCTTATTAGTATTTGATACTATTTATATGTTAGTAGTTTAAACTAACATATATAAATGGCAACAGTAACAATTTATCTTAGAGACGATCTAGGAAGGGCACTATCCTATGCGGAATTAGATGCTAACTTCCAAAATATAAAAGACGTTATAGAAAATCTTGGAATAGATGATCTATCTGACGTTGTAATTAGTGGCCCCAATGAAGGGGACATTTTAGTTTGGAACGATACCACTGGACAGTGGGAAAACACCCAAGATCTTAAGGGTGTTTATATTTTAAATGAGTTATTTGTTACAGGAATGACCGAAAATAGTTCACCGAACTATTTTGTGTCGTTTAATGCAGCTACTGGTGAATATTCATATTCACCTTTATTAACAGGTACTTCTGGTACAGCTGGTACTTCAGGTTATTCGGGTTTGAGTGGTTCTGATGGTACATCTGGTGTTTCTGGAGAATCAGGTAGTAATGGTAGTGATGGTAGTAGTGGTAATGATGGTTCTTCAGGAACTTCAGGGATAAGTGGTGAATCAGGTAGCACTGGTACTTCAGGTGAAAGCGGTGCCGATGGCTCCAACGGAACTTCGGGGATGTCTGGCGAATCTGGGTCAACAGGATCAGATGGTACATCGGGTAATGATGGTAGTAACGGAACCTCAGGTTTAAGTGGAGAAAGTGGTAGTAATGGCACATCAGGTGAAAGTGGTAATGATGGTTCTTCAGGAACTTCAGGAATAAGTGGAGAAAGTGGTTCAACTGGCTCTGACGGTTCTTCAGGAGCAGATGGTTCCAACGGAACCTCTGGTATAAGTGGTGAATCAGGTTCAACTGGTAGTGATGGCACATCAGGTAATGACGGATCTTCAGGGACTTCAGGAGTAAGTGGTGAATCTGGTAGTACTGGTTCAGATGGTTCTTCAGGAGCGGATGGTTCAAATGGAACATCAGGTATATCAGGTGAATCTGGTAGCACAGGAAATGATGGTACGAGTGGTCAATCTGGTACTTCTGGTACAAATGGTATTGATGGTGTTGATGGTGTTGATGGCACAAGTGGGATAAGCGGTAACGATGGTTCTAATGGTACTTCAGGTGTTTCAGGTGAATCAGGGTCAACTGGTACTTCAGGTGAAAGTGGTGCCGATGGTTCCAATGGAACTTCTGGTATTTCTGGTGAATCTGGGTCAACAGGATCAGATGGTTCTTCAGGAGCTGACGGTAGTTTTGGTACTTCAGGTATTTCTGGTGAATCAGGTTCAACAGGGTCTGACGGATCTAGTGGTAATGATGGTTCTTCAGGAACTTCAGGAATAAGTGGAGAAAGTGGTTCTAACGGAACCTCTGGTATAAGTGGTGAATCGGGATCAACAGGATCAGATGGGTCAAGTGGTAATGATGGTAGTTTTGGTACTTCAGGTATTTCTGGTGAATCAGGCAGTAATGGTACATCAGGTGAAAGCGGTAACGATGGTTCCAACGGAACTTCAGGTATAAGTGGTGAAAGCGGTAGTACAGGATCAGATGGATCATCAGGTAATGATGGTTCTTCAGGAACTTCAGGGGTAAGTGGAGAAAGTGGTAGTACAGGTAGTGATGGTAGTAGTGGTGATAATGGTTCAAATGGAACTTCAGGTGAATCTGGCGAAAGTGGGTCTTCAGGATCAACTGGATCTTCAGGTTCTTCAGGTATAAATGGTTTAAATGGTGAAAGCGGAGCTTCAGGTTCTTCAGGAACTAACGGTTCGGACGGTGATTCTGGTACAACAGGCGTTAACGGGACTTCAGGGGAATCTGGTTCAACTGGTAGTGATGGTAGTAGTGGTAATGACGGTTCTTCAGGAACCTCTGGTATAAGTGGTGAATCTGGGTCTACTGGTTCAGATGGTTCTTCAGGAGCGGATGGTTCTAACGGTACATCTGGCCAATCTGGTGAAAGTGGTTCATCGGGTGAATCTGGTACATCAGGTGAAAGTGGTACTTCTGGTACAAATGGTGTTGATGGTGTTGATGGTGTTGATGGAACTTCAGGAATAAGTGGTGAATCGGGATCAAACGGATCCAATGGTTCTTCAGGTAATGACGGATCAAATGGTACTTCTGGTCAATCGGGTGAAAGCGGTAGCACAGGTTCAGATGGGTCTTCAGGTAATGATGGTTCATTTGGAACCTCTGGTCAATCGGGTGAATCTGGGTCTACTGGATCAGATGGGTCTTCAGGTAATGATGGATCTTTTGGTACTTCTGGCCAATCTGGCGAGTCAGGATCAACTGGTTCAGATGGTACATCAGGCGATAATGGCTCAAATGGGACTTCAGGAATAAGTGGTGAAAGTGGTAGCACAGGTTCAGACGGATCTTCAGGTAATGACGGATCTAATGGAACTTCAGGAATAAGTGGAGAATCGGGATCAACTGGATCTTCAGGTTCTTCAGGTAATGATGGATCTTTTGGTACTTCTGGCCAATCAGGTGAATCTGGTTCTACAGGATCCGATGGATCAAGTGGGGCTGACGGTTCATTTGGAACCTCTGGCCAATCAGGTGAATCTGGGTCTTCAGGATCCGATGGATCAAGTGGGGCTGACGGTTCATTTGGAACCTCTGGCCAATCAGGTGAATCTGGGTCTACTGGATCAGATGGTACATCTGGTAATGACGGATCTAATGGTACTTCAGGAATAAGTGGTGAGTCTGGATCAACTGGGTCAGATGGTTCTTCAGGAGCGGATGGTTCATTTGGAACATCAGGGATAAGCGGTGAAAGTGGTAGCACAGGTTCAGACGGATCTTCAGGTAATGACGGTTCTTCAGGAACATCTGGTCAATCAGGTGAAAGTGGTAGCACGGGTAGTGATGGTTCTTCAGGAGCTGACGGTAGTTTTGGTACTTCAGGTGAAAGTGGTGAATCGGGATCCTCAGGATCAACTGGATCTTCAGGTTCTTCAGGTATAAATGGTTTAAATGGTGAAAGCGGAGCTTCAGGTTCTTCAGGAACTAACGGTTCTTCTGGTGATAACGGTTCTAACGGAACCTCTGGTATAAGTGGTGAATCAGGTTCAACTGGTTCAGACGGTTCTTCAGGAGCTAACGGTAGTTTTGGAACCTCTGGTATAAGTGGTGAATCTGGGTCTACTGGTTCAGATGGGTCTTCAGGTAACGATGGTTCCAACGGAACTTCAGGTCAATCAGGTGAAAGTGGTTCAACTGGTTCAGACGGATCTTCAGGTAATGACGGATCTAATGGGACTTCAGGAATAAGTGGTGAGTCTGGATCAACTGGTAGTGATGGTAGTAGCGGTGATAATGGTTCAAATGGAACTTCAGGAATAAGTGGAGAATCAGGTTCAACTGGTAGTGATGGCACATCAGGTAATGACGGATCTTCAGGGACTTCGGGAATAAGTGGTGAGTCTGGATCAACTGGGTCAGATGGATCAAGTGGGGCTGATGGGTCTTACGGTACATCTGGTCAATCGGGTGAATCTGGTTCCACAGGTAGCGATGGATCTTCAGGTAATGATGGTTCATTTGGAACATCTGGTATATCAGGTGAGTCTGGATCCTCTGGATCAGATGGTTCTTCAGGTAATGATGGTTCATTTGGAACATCTGGCCAATCTGGCGAAAGTGGGTCTTCGGGATCAACTGGATCTTCAGGTTCTTCAGGTATAAATGGTTTAAATGGTGAAAGCGGAGCTTCAGGTTCTTCAGGAACTAACGGTTCTTCAGGTGATGATGGCTCCAACGGAACCTCTGGTATAAGTGGAGAATCGGGATCAACTGGTTCAGATGGTTCTTCTGGTGATAATGGTTCAAGTGGAACTTCTGGTGTATCAGGTGAAAGTGGTAGCACGGGTAGTGATGGCACATCAGGTAATAACGGATCTAACGGTACAAGTGGTTTATCAGGTGAAAGCGGTTCAACTGGTTCAGATGGTACATCAGGTAATGATGGTTCTAATGGTACATCGGGTGTAAGTGGCGACTCTGGGTCAACTGGTTCAAATGGTACAAGCGGTGATAACGGTTCTTCAGGAACTTCAGGAATAAGTGGTGAATCAGGTTCAACTGGATCAGATGGTACATCAGGAAACGAAGGTTCTAACGGTACATCAGGAATAAGCGGTGAAAGTGGTAGTACAGGATCGGATGGTACAAGCGGTGATAACGGTTCTTCAGGAACTTCAGGAATAAGTGGTGAATCTGGTTCTACAGGTAGCGATGGATCTTCGGGTAATGATGGCTCATTTGGGACATCTGGTCAATCGGGTGAATCTGGTTCTACAGGTAGCGATGGTACATCTGGTGATGGTGGTAGTTTTGGTACTTCAGGTGAAAGTGGTGAAAGTGGGTCTTCAGGGTCAACTGGATCTTCAGGTTCTTCAGGTATAAATGGTTTAAATGGTGAATCAGGCGCTTCTGGTTCTTCAGGAACAAACGGTTCTTCTGGTGATAACGGTTCTACTGGAACATCTGGTTCAAGTGGTGCTTCAGGCTCTACTGGAACATCAGGAAGTTCTGGCGACTCAGCCTCTTCAGGAACAGCTGGTTCTTCAGGAACATCAGGTTCTAATGGTTCAAGTGGTGAAAGTGGGTCATCAGGTTCAGCAGCATCTTCAGGTTCGTCTGCAACTTCAGGTACAATCGGTACTTCTGGTTTAGCCGCAAATAGTGGTTCAAGCGCAACCTCAGGTTCTTCTGCAACCTCAGGTTCTAGCGGTACAAATGGTGCTAGTTCAAACAGTGGTTTAAGTGAAACTTCAGGTTCTTCTGGTTCTTCTGGTACAAATGGTACAACTGGTGTTGCTGGTCAAAGTAGATTATCATTCTCATCTGGTTCAAGTGGTTCTTCAGGAACTTCAGGAACTGGTGGTAATTCTGGCGCTTCAGCTTCTTCAGGTTCTTCAGCAACTTCTGGTACAGTTGGTACTTCTGGTTTAAGTGCGTCTTCTGGTTCAGCTGGATCAAGTGCTACATCAGGAACATCAGGATCAACAGGTAGCGCTGGTTCTTCAGGTGCTTCAGCAACTTCAGGTACGTCTGCATCATCTGGTTCTTCTGCAACTTCAGGAACAAACGGTACTTCGGGTTTATCTTCAAATAGTGGTTCTTCTGCAACCTCAGGTAGTTCTGCTACAAGTGGTACATCAGGATCTTCGGGTTTATCTGCATCTTCTGGTAGTTCAGCAACCTCAGGTTCTTCAGCAACTTCTGGTACAGCTGGATCAAGCGGTGTTTCTTCAACATCAGGAACATCTGCATCAAGCGGATCTTCAGCAACTTCAGGAACAAACGGTACTTCAGGATTATCTTCAAATAGTGGTTCTTCTGCAACTTCAGGTACATCTGCGACTTCAGGTACGACAGGTACAAGCGGTTTAGCTGGTTCAAGTAAAACATCAGGTTCTTCGGGTTCTTCAGGTACATCTGGTTCAAGCGGTGTTGATGGTGCTGATGGTATTTCTGCTATTTCAGCAACATCTGGTTCAAGCGGTTCTACGGGTACAAATGGTACTGGCGGTTTATCTAGTAACTCTGGTTCTTCAGGAACATCAGGTTCATCCGCAACCTCAGGAACAGTTGGTTCTTCAGGTTTAAGTTCTTCTTCTGGATCTTCAGCAACAAGTGGAACATCTGGTTCTACAGGTTCTAACGGTTCTTCGGGAGCATCAGCTTCTTCAGGAACTTCAGCTTCTTCTGGTTCTTCCGCAACTTCAGGTACAAATGGTACTTCTGGTTTAGCCGCAAATAGTGGTAGCTCTGGTTCAGCGGGTTCTTCAGGAACTTCCGCTACTTCAGGATCATCTGGTACATCAGGTTCTTCAGGGGCTTCAGCTTCTTCTGGTACATCAGCTTCTTCTGGTAGTTCAGCTACAAGTGGAACAAATGGTACTTCAGGTTTAGCCTCAAATAGTGGGTCATCAGCTTCCTCTGGTTCTTCTGCAACTTCAGGTACAGCTGGTTCTTCAGGTTTAAGTGCATCTTCTGGTAGTTCAGCATCTTCTGGTACTTCGGGAACAAGTGGTTCCGCTGGTTCATCAGGAGCTTCAGCTTCTTCAGGTACATCAGCATCTTCTGGTTCATCCGCAACTTCAGGAACAAATGGTACATCAGGGTTGAGTTCTAATTCAGGTTCTTCTGCAACCTCAGGTAGCTCTGCTACAAGCGGTACATCAGGTAGTTCAGGTTTAAGCGCATCTTCTGGTAGTTCTGCTACGTCAGGAACATCAGGTTCAGCTGGATCAGCTGGTTCTTCAGGTTTAAGCGCATCTTCAGGGACATCAGCGTCAAGCGGATCTTCAGCAACTTCAGGTACAAATGGTACTTCAGGTTTAGCTGCTAATTCTGGATCATCCGCTACAAGTGGGTCATCTGCAACTAGTGGTACATCGGGTTCTTCAGGAAGTTCAGCTTCTTCAGGAACCGCAGGTTCGAGTGGAAATAGTAATAGTTCTGGTTCATCAGGTTCTTCAGGTAGCTCCGCTACTTCAGGAACAGCTGGTACGTCAGGTCTATCTTCAAATAGTGGTAGCTCTGCCACATCAGGATCCTCAGCAACTTCAGGAACCGCAGGTTCTTCAGGATTGAGTGCAAGTTCTGGTAGTTCTGCTACGTCAGGAACATCAGGTTCTTCAGGTTCAGTAGGGTCATCAGGAGCTTCAGCTTCTTCAGGTACATCAGCATCTTCTGGTTCATCCGCAACTTCAGGAACAAATGGTACAAGTGGTTTAAGCGCATTAAGCGGATCCTCAGCGACTTCAGGTAGCTCCGCTACTTCAGGTACAGCTGGTTCTTCAGGTTTAAGTGCTTCAAGTGGTTCTTCTGCAACTTCAGGTACCTCTGGTTCAAGCGGTACAGCTGGTGCTTCAGGTGCTTCAGCTTCTTCAGGTACATCCGCTTCTTCTGGTAGTTCAGCTACAAGTGGAACAAATGGTACATCAGGGTTGAGTGCAAATAGTGGTAGCTCTGCTACATCAGGATCATCCGCAACTTCTGGCTCAGCTGGTTCAAGTGGGTTGTCAGCATCTTCTGGTAGTTCAGCAACAAGCGGTACAGCTGGTTCTACAGGAACAAGTGGTTCATCAGGAGCTTCAGCGTCTTCAGCAACAAGTGGTACAGCTGGTTCTTCAGCAACTTCAGGTACAAATGGTACCTCAGGTTTATCAGCTAATTCTGGTAGTTCAGCTTCATCAGGATCTTCAGCAACTTCAGGAACCGCAGGTTCATCTGGTTTATCAGCGTCTTCTGGTAGTTCAGCAACAAGTGGTACCTCTGGTTCTACAGGTTCTAACGGTTCTTCGGGAGCATCAGCGTCTTCAGGGACATCAGCGTCAAGCGGATCTTCAGCAACTTCAGGTACAAATGGTACTTCAGGATTAAGTTCAAATTCAGGTTCATCAGGAACAAGCGCATCAAGTGGTACATCAGGTACTACTGGTACAGTTGGTTCTTCAGCTAATAGTGGTTCTTCAGGTTCTGCGGGTTCATCCGCAACCTCAGGAACAAGTGGGTCAACTGGTTCAGCTGGTTCTAGTGGGGCTTCAGCTTCTTCAGGAACTTCAGCTTCTTCTGGTTCATCCGCAACTTCAGGTACAGTTGGTACATCAGGATTGTCTCAATTAAGTGGTTCTTCTGGTTCAGCGGGTACATCTGCGACTTCAGGAACATCAGGTTCTTCTGGTTCTTCAGGTAGTGCGGGTACTGATGGTGCGTCAGCATTAAGTAAATCTTCAGGTACATCTGGTTCAAGTGGATCTTCAGGTTCTACTGGTACAAATGGTACTTCAGGTTTAGCTGCAAATAGCGGTTCTTCTGCGACAAGCGGTAGTTCCGCAACAAGTGGTACAACAGGTACCTCTGGTAGTTCAGCGTTAAGCAGTTCTGCTGGTAGTTCAGGTTCTTCAGCAACGTCAGGAACCGCAGGTTCTTCAGGTTTAAGTGCATTATCAGCATCTTCTGGTACATCAGCATCTTCTGGTTCTACAGGTTCTAATGGTACTTCAGGTTTAGCCGCAAATAGTGGTTCATCCGCAACTTCAGGTAGTTCAGCTACCTCAGGAACCGCTGGTACATCAGGGTTGTCACAATTGAGTGGGTCAAGTGGATCCGCTGGTACATCAGCAACTTCAGGAACTTCTGGATCAAGCGGGTCTTCAGGATCGGCTGGTACTGATGGAGCATCCGCTTTAAGTAAATCAAGTGGTACCTCTGGTTCATCAGGATCAACTGGAACTGCGGGTACAAATGGTGCTTCTGCAAACTCTGGTAGTTCAGCAACATCAGGTTCTTCCGCTACTTCAGGTACAGCTGGTACAAGTGGTTTATCACAATTAAGCGGTAGTGCTGGATCCGCTGGTTCTTCAGCAACTAGTGGTACATCAGGATCTTCAGGATCTTCAGGTTCTGCTGGTACAAGTGGTCAATCAGCAAATAGTGGTTCTTCAGCAACTTCAGGTTCATCTGCAACTTCAGGAACAGTTGGTACATCAGGTTTATCAAGATTGTCTGGTTCTTCAGCAACAGCTGGAACGTCTGGTACTTCAGGTACGGATGGACAATCAGCTACATCAGATACTTCAGGAACGTCTGGTTCAAGCGGTTCAACTGGTACATCAGGTACAGATGGTCAATCGGCATTAAGTAAATCAAGTGGTACATCAGGTTCAAGTGGATCTTCAGGATCAGCTGGTACAAATGGTGCATCCGCAAATTCAGGGTCTTCAGCAACTTCTGGTTCATCCGCAACCTCAGGCACAGCTGGTACTTCTGGTTTGTCTCAATTGAGTGGTTCATCGGGTTCTGCTGGAACTTCAGCTACTTCAGGTACATCTGGATCAAGTGGATCTTCAGGTTCAGCTGGTACAGACGGTGCTTCTGCATTAAGTAAATCTTCAGGAACTTCTGGTTCTTCAGGATCAAGCGGATCAACTGGTACAAACGGTACTTCAGGTAATGCAGGTAATAGTGGTTTAAGCGCAACTTCAGGTTCTTCTGCAACAAGCGGTACAACTGGTACAAGCGGTACAAATGGTGCTTCAGCTAACTCTGGTTCATCTGGTACAAGCGCTTCTTCAGGTACAACTGGTACAACTGGAACTTCAGGTTCTTCAAATAATAGTGGTTCTGCTGGAACTTCAGGTTCTTCAGGATCAAGTGGTACAAGCGGTACTGTTGGTGCTTCTGCAAACTCTGGATCTTCAGGATCAAGTGGTTCTTCTGCAACTTCAGGTACAGCTGGTACAAATGGTTTATCTCAATTATCAGGTTCTTCAGGATCGGCTGGAACTTCAGCAACTTCTGGAACTTCAGGTAGTTCAGGTAGTTCAGGATCAGCAGGTACTGATGGGGCATCGGCATTGAGTAGATCTTCGGGTACATCAGGTTCTAGTGGGTCTACAGGTACAAACGGTACAAATGGTGCATCCGCAAATTCAGGTTCTTCAGCAACTTCTGGTAGTTCCGCAACAAGCGGTACCGCAGGTACATCAGGTTTGTCACAATTAAGCGGTTCTTCAGGGTCTGCTGGTTCTTCAGCTAGCTCAGGTACAACTGGTACTTCAGGTACCGCTGGTAACTCAGGTTTATCACAATTAAGCGGATCGAGTGCATCAAGCGGTTCTTCAGGAACAAACGGTACATCGGGTTTAAGTAGATCTTCAGGTTCATCGGGTACATCAGGTTCTTCTGGAACAAATGGTACGGACGGTGCGTCTGCTTTGAGTAGATCTTCGGGTACATCAGGTTCTAGTGGGTCTACAGGTACAAACGGTACAAATGGTGCAAGTGCAAATAGTGGTAGCTCAGGTTCTGCTGGGACTTCAGCTACATCAGGAACAGCTGGTACATCAGGTTTAAGTCAACTTTCGGGTTCTGCTGGTAGTTCGGGTTCTTCAGCAACTTCTGGAACATCAGGTAGTTCAGCGTTAAGCGGTTCAGCTGGTAGTGCAGGTTCTTCTGCAACCTCAGGAACTTCAGGGTCATCTGGTTTATCAGCGTCTTCAGGATCGGCTGGTACATCAGCATCTTCAGGTAGTACAGGAACAAACGGTACATCTGGTTTAAGCGCAAATAGTGGTTCTTCAGCAACATCAGGTAGCTCCGCTACTTCAGGAACCGCTGGTACAAACGGTTTATCTCAATTATCTGGATCTTCAGGTAGTGCGGGTACTTCGGCTACAAGTGGAACTTCAGGTTCTTCTGGTAGTTCAGGTTCTTCTGGTACAGATGGTGCTTCAGCATTAAGTAGAAGTTCTGGAACTTCAGGTTCTTCAGGTTCAACTGGTACAAACGGTACAAACGGTGCATCAGCAAACTCAGGTTCTTCAGCTACTTCTGGTAGTTCAGCAACTTCAGGTACAGCTGGTACAAGTGGTTTATCACAATTAAGTGGTAGTGCGGGTTCAGCTGGCTCTTCAGCAACATCTGGTACAAGTGGGTCTTCTGGTTCTGCTGGTACAAGTGGCCAATCAGCGAATAGTGGTAGCTCAGCTACTTCAGGTTCTTCAGCTACTTCAGGTACGGTTGGAACCTCAGGTTTAAGTAGATTATCAGGTTCTTCAGCAACGGCTGGTACATCAGGTACTTCAGGTACGGATGGTCAATCTGCTTTAAGTGATACTTCAGGTACATCTGGATCAAGTGGTTCAACTGGTACTTCAGGTACGGATGGCCAGTCTGGTTTAAGCAGAAGTTCTGGAACATCAGGTTCATCTGGATCGACTGGTTCAAACGGTACAAATGGTGCTTCAGCTAACTCAGGTAGTTCAGCTACAAGTGGTTCTTCAGCGACCTCAGGTACGGTCGGTACATCTGGATTATCTCAGTTAAGCGGTAGCTCAGGTTCAGCGGGAACATCAGCAACTTCAGGAACTTCTGGTTCTTCAGGATCAAGTGGTTCAGCTGGTACAGACGGTGCTTCTGCATTAAGTAAATCTTCGGGAACATCAGGTTCTTCAGGATCAAGCGGATCAACTGGTACAAATGGTACTTCAGGTTTAGCTGCAAATAGTGGTTCTTCAGGAACATCCGCATCAAGTGGTACATCAGGTACTACTGGTACAGTTGGTTCTTCAGCTTTAAGTAGTTCATCTGGTAGTTCAGGTTCTTCAGGGTCTAGTGCAACTTCAGGAACAGCTGGATCCTCAGGTTTAAGTGGTTCTGCTGGTTCTTCAGCAACTTCTGGAACATCAGGTTCAACTGGTTCTAATGGAACTTCGGGTGCGAGTGCAAATAGTGGTTCTTCAGCAACTTCTGGTTCATCTGCTACAAGTGGTACCGCTGGTACTTCAGGATTGGGTAGATTAAGTGGTTCTTCAGCAACAGCTGGTACATCAGGTACTTCAGGTACAGATGGTGTGTCTGCTACAAGTGATACTTCTGGAACAAGTGGTTCTTCAGGTTCTACAGGAACTTCTGGAACAGATGGTCAATCATCATTAAGTAGATCAAGTGGAACATCAGGTTCTTCAGGTTCTACGGGTACAAATGGTACTAATGGTGCGAGTGCGAATAGTGGTAGCTCCGCTACATCAGGTTCTTCAGCAACTTCTGGAACGGTTGGAACCTCAGGATTGTCTCAATTAAGCGGATCTTCAGGTAGTGCTGGATCAAGTGCAACTTCTGGAACATCTGGTTCTTCAGGATCATCAGCATCTTCAGGTAGCGCTGGTACAAGTGGTCAATCGGCAAATAGTGGTTCAAGCGGTACTTCAGCATCTTCAGGATCTACTGGTACAAATGGTACTGCGGGTCTTTCTGGTTTATCACAATTAAGTGGATCAAGCGCATCAAGTGGTTCTTCTGGAACAACTGGTACCGCTGGTACAAACGGTTTATCAAGACTGTCTGGTTCTTCAGCAACAGCTGGAACGTCTGGTACTTCAGGTACGGATGGTGTGTCTGCTACAAGTGATACTTCAGGTACATCGGGATCAGCTGGTTCAACTGGTACTTCAGGTACAGATGGTCAATCAGGTTTAAGTAGAAGCTCAGGTTCTTCAGGAACTTCAGGTTCGTCTGGGTCTACGGGTACAAATGGTACTTCAGGTAATGCTGGTAATAGTGGTTTAAGTTCAACCTCAGGTTCTTCGGCAACAAGTGGTACAACTGGAACAAATGGTACAAATGGTGCTTCTGCAAATGCGGGTTCATCAGGTTCTAGTGGTTCTTCAGCAACTTCAGGTACAGCTGGAACCTCAGGTTCTTCAAATAATAGTGGCTCAGCTGGAACTTCAGGTTCTAGTGGGTCTACAGGTACAAATGGTACAAATGGTGCATCTGCAAATGCGGGTTCATCAGGTACAAGTGCATCTTCTGGTACTACAGGTACAGCTGGTACAAATGGTTTATCTCAATTATCAGGTTCAAGTGGTTCTGCGGGTACATCTGCGACTTCAGGAACTTCAGGTAGTTCAGGTTCAGCGGCTACTTCAGGATTGAGTGCCAACTCGGGTTCTTCAGCAACTTCTGGTTCTTCAGGATCAACTGGTACAAACGGTACGAGTGGTCAATCAGCAAACAGTGGTTCTTCAGGGTCTGCTGGTTCTTCAGCCACCTCAGGAACAGTTGGTACATCAGGTTTATCAAGATTGTCTGGTTCTAGTGGTTCTTCAGCAACTTCAGGTACTTCTGGTTCAAGCGGTACAGCAGGTGCTTCAGGGTTGTCACAATTAAGTGGATCTTCTGCTTCTTCTGGTTCAAGTGGTACAAATGGTACTTCAGGTTTAAGTAGATCTTCAGGATCTTCAGGAACGTCTGGGTCTTCAGGAACAAATGGTACAGATGGTGCTTCAGCATTAAGTAGAAGTTCTGGAACTTCAGGTTCTTCAGGTTCAACTGGTACTGCTGGTACAATTGGTTCAAGTAATAATAGTGGCTCAGCTGGAACTTCAGGGTCTTCAGCAACTTCAGGTACGGTTGGTACTTCAGGTTTAGCTGCAAATAGTGGTTTAAGTGTAACTTCAGGAACTTCAGGAACTTCTGGTTCTAGTGGTTCTAAAGGTACTGACGGTACTGCGGGTGTATCAGGTGCTTCAGCATCCTCTGGAACTTCGGCTTCTTCTGCAACAAGCGGAACAGCTGGTACTTCAGGGTTGTCTCAATTAAGTGGTTCTTCAGGGTCTGCTGGTTCTTCAGCTAGCTCAGGTACAACTGGTACTTCAGGTACAGCTGGCGCTTCAGGGTTGTCACAATTAAGTGGCTCTTCTGCTTCTTCAGGTTCTTCAGGAACAAATGGTACATCAGGTTTAAGTAGATCTTCAGGTTCTTCAGGAACAAGTGGTTCTTCTGGAACAAATGGAACAGATGGTCAATCATCATTAAGTAAATCAAGTGGAACATCTGGATCAAGTGGGTCTACAGGTACAAATGGTACAAATGGTGCAAGTGCAAATAGTGGTTCTTCAGCAACAGCTGGTAGTTCCGCAACAAGTGGTACGGCTGGTACTTCAGGTTTAGCTGCAAATAGTGGTTCATCGGGTTCTTCTGGTTCAAGCGCCACATCGGGTACATCGGGTTCAAACGGAACAGCTGGCGCTTCAGGGTTGTCACAATTAAGTGGCTCTTCTGCTTCTTCAGGTTCTTCAGGAACAAATGGTACATCAGGTTTAAGTAGATCTTCAGGTTCTTCAGGAACAAGTGGTTCTTCTGGAA